TGACCACGTTGTCCATGTATCTCTGGACGGTCTCGTGCCACTCCTCACGGCGCTGGTTCTCCTCAGACCAACGGGCATAGCGGCTCTTGTGTATGAAATTCTGGTAGTCTGTTGGTAATGTTCTGGTGTTACTTTTCTCAATCATCTTGCTGATGCTTTCTTGTCATTTAATTGGTTGATGCGAAAGTTGATGTACTGGGCAGCCTTTCTAAGGTCTGCCAGTTCACTGCCTGTAAAGTCTTTGCCATCATACAGCTTGTGCCCAGCGCGGCTGACGTACTTGATGACGTTACCGCGCCAGAACTCCATTCCATTCTCCATGATGAAGTCGATGGGCTGGATGCTGTAGCGGCTATAGTGCGACGGGTTTGTAAGACGGTCGTCCGACTGCTCCATGGCTGTAGTCCTTCTTTTGTCTCGTGTTGTGTAGGTTTCTGTTGACCCCTGCCTTGATGATACCCATCTCGTGTTGGAGCATGAGTATCCCCAGCTGATGTTCGTCCTCTTTGGTTGGGTAAGGGTTCTTGAAGCTGCACCTGACATCAGTCGGTATCAGGCCAGCTGCTAGACATCTCTGCCATGTGTCAAAGGATGGCTTAGTCATTGGTCTGTGGTGTCCAAAGTCTGATGCCTTCGCTCTCAGAGTTCCACTCGGTGATCCTCAGGATCCGCGCCAGTCTGGCCTGTGTGAGCGCATAGTCGGCACTCAGTCCTGCCTTCTGATAAGCAGCCACAACAGCATTCCAAGTCGGGTGACTGCCTAGGATCTTCTCGGCGGTCTTGGGTCCAACCTTGGGGCAGCCCCCGTAGCCGTCTGTGGCGTCCCCTGTGAGGGTCTGGAGTAGGTGGTGTCGATCAGCTTGGGCCTTGGTTATCGTCAGCCTTTCGCCGCTCTGGGGCCTGTACAGGTGGCCATAACACCCCAGTAGATCCTTGTCGTCCGAGACCATGATCACAGGCGCTGGGCTTTCTATGGTGCCCATGATTCCGATGACGTCATCAGCCTCAAGTAACGGGTGCGTGTAGGTGTCGTGGGCCTCTCGGCACCAGTCCACAAAAGCACTGTAGCCCACGGGCTTTCGGCTCTTCTTTCGTGATGCCTTGTACGTGGGATCCACGATGGTTGTCCTGAAGTTCTGGCGACCTGAGAGAGCCACGATGTACTTGGTCACATCGATCTCTTTGGTGATCTGCTCCAGCTGATACTCAAAGATGTCCTTGGCCACCTTGAGGTCTGTCGAGAGGGACCACACGTCGTCGCCCCAGTCGGTTTCCTCTTCGGCAGCTGCTGCTGCTCGATACAGTAGAAGGTCACCGTCAATGACGGCTATTGGGTCCGAAGGGGTTCCCAGCTTCTTCAATAAGTTCTCTGAGGACGTCATCCAGTTCTCCTTTGACTTCCATGCCGACCTCGGTGATGAGCCATCGTTTGCCCCACGTTTCGACGTCGACTTTTGTACTGATGAATCCTTCGCTGGCGGCTAGGGCGACATGAAAGGCCCCTGTTCGTGCAAAGTCACTCTTGAGTGTAAATGGCTGTCTCCAAGCCCTGTCGAGGACCACGTATAGAGCCATCAGGTTCTTGATGTTGTTGGTGACCTCAATGTGTGTCAGCCCAAGTTCGTCCCACGGAATACTCTGCGGCAATGGGGATTTTGACTTTGAGAGCAACGCCTGTTTCTTGCGCCATTCTTCCAGCGATATCACCGACATCTTCAGCGATCTCCTTTGTCCTACACGCCACCTGAATTTCATCGTGGATCCAGCCCATGATGAACGCCTGATCAGGTCCGTGCTTCTGGTTGATTTCTTGGTCCACAAGCTGGACCCACTTCTTGGCGACCACGGCCCCAGCCGACTGAAGCAGCTGGGAGAGCAGCCGATGCTCTGAGCGAACAAACAGCCTTCGGCCATCGAGGCCCTTGAGGTAACCACGGCCATGTGCTGCCTTTAGTTTTTTCTTGAGTTCAGCAAAGGCTGGGACTGCTTTGTCGTAGTCTTGCTTCAGCTTCTTACCGCGCTTGGCACCACCACCCGCAATCTTGCCGATCAGGCTGTCCCCAGCGCCATAAAGCGTGGCATAGATCCACGTCTTGGCTTGGTCTCTCGTGGTCAATCCAGCAGCCTTCATGTTAAAGGTGTGGATGTCCCCTTCCAGTATCTGACGAGCATACTCGCCGCCATCATCAAGGTAACTAGCCAATAGGCGCAACTCGATACCAGAAAGATCACTGCCAGTGATCCACCAGTCCTTAGGTGCAGTAAATAGTTCACGACAGTCTCTTCCATAGGGGGCACTCGCTTTCGGTACAGCTTGAAGGTTTGGGGATCGACACGATGCCCGTCCTGAGACAGTCCCACCTGAGATCAGCTGGTGCCTTAGGCGTCCATCTGTGTCGACCTTTTTGAGCCAAGCAGCGGACCCCTCGGCCAGCTGCCCGATGCGCTTTTGGAGCATAAAGAACTCGGCCAGCTTCTGGGCTTCGGGATAACTTAGTTTGCCCAAGATGGTCTCATCGATTTGGGCTTGGCCGCTGGGGGTAAACTTGGTTGGTTTCCAGCGGTACTTGTCCCTGAGGCACTTCTCGATGTGCTGGCGGCTGGCTGGGTTGAAGTAGACCGTCTTGCTCTTAACAAAGGTCTCACCTTTGACGTACCCCAGCTTGCTGTTGTTTACCTTGGGCATAAAGTCTGTCTCGATGGTCCACGGTGGAAAGAGGTCATTCAGTTCATCTTCCAGATCACCTCGGCGCTGGGCCAGCTTGGCGTAGAGGGCCGTGGCTTTCTCCATGTTGAGGGTCCAGCCGTTGGATCCGATCCTCAGGCATATCTCGGCCAGCTGGTGTTCCAACTCGATGCACTGCTCGGAGAAGCCAGCCTTGGAAAACTCCTTGGCAAGAGAGACCGTGACCGAGGTGTCTTGGACACAGTAGTCCAGCATCTCTTCGCTGAACTCGGCCCAGCCCCCGTCATAGTCGCCCTTGTGGTTCCCCAGCCGTAGACCCCACGCCTTTAGAGCGTGTGACCCCCAGAGCCGCTTTGGAAACTTGTCTGAGGTCCACCCACGGTTGGCGTCTTCTTCCACCAGATTGGCACGGCACAGGCGCGACAGGACGAGGGTGTCTCTGACGGTGCCTTGGTACTCACCGATCTCTGGGTACAGCTTGTAGATCACAGGCAAGTCGTAGCCGATGATGTTGTGGCCCCAGATCTCATCAGCACCCCAGAGCATCTTGAGTGCGTCTCGGATCTGGTGCGGTCTGAAGCTGAGGGCTTCACTGGGGTCATCGAGATCTCTGATGACACAGCAGTGAACCTTGGAAACCTTGGGCAACAGGCCGTCAGTCTCCAAGTCAAACATGAGCCGCTGGCCCATCAGATGCCTAGTTCCAGCTGCCTGTTCAGGCTGAAGTATGCAGGGGTGACCCGATAGATACGCTGGCTGCGTCCAGTCAGCCCAGCGCGGCGTCCGATGACCTCTATGAGGCCAGAGTTCAGAAGGTATCTGAAGTGGTTCGTAACGCTGCCATATGGCATAAACTTGAGTGACTTTTGTATCTGGTCGCTGATGCAGCCAGTTTCACCATAGGCCGCTATGGCCTCTAGGACTGTGTTGCGGTTACGGGTCATGTTGGTGCCATTAAAGGCGGCTTGGGATGTCTCGGACATACCACGGCCAGCAGGAATCTTATCCAGCATCTTTGTTCTCCAATTGTCAAAAGTTGGTGGGATCTCAGTTTGTCAAAAGGCCAACCCTCAGAAATAAAAACTAAGGTTGGCCCTTCATCAGAATGGACAGTCAGCAGCTGCTGATGACTCCAGCAGTCGGCCTGTTGATCTGTCGTATCTTACCGATCCAGCTGGTCCCACTTCACCAGTCCATCGGCTCTTCAGTACTATGATGTCTCGGACCCCACTGGTGGGATCCTCGCTGTCCACTTGCAGGGCCAGACACAGGTCTGACAGCTGCGCGATGCTGTGGCTTGATCTTAGGTGGCTCAGGCTTACTCTGGCCCCCATTTCGTGCCCCTGATCGCCGCTGGGGCGTCTGAGGTGACTTACCAACACAAGGCATATGCCCAGCTGCTGAACACACTCGGTTCTCAGGCGGTGGACAATGGAGTCGGTCAAGCGTCTCTCGTCTTGGACCTCTCCAGTTAAACCACTGAGAAGGATCGAGATGTGATCGAGGAAGATGACCTCGCAGCCCAGCGCATGTTTCATGTAGTGGATGCGGTTGATGATGGTATCCAACGACGTGGATCCAAAGTGATCAAAGAGAAAGAACTCCTGATCCTTCAGTAGGTCATCATATGCAGCCTCGATGTCCTCGGCGCTGCTGGCCTCAGGATCCAACACGATGTTCTTGTTCATGTGGAGACCCACGAGGCCCTGTGCGGTTCTCTTGGTGGTTTCCTCAAGCATCATCATGCCGACCTTG